AATTAAACGACCATTAAGTAGAGAAATACTATTTGGACGTCTAACTAATGGCGGTATTGTTCAAATAGATTATGTTAATAATGATCTAGTATTTTCTTATATGGATCCATTGCCTATAGCACCAAGTTTACCAGTTCCAGACGAGGAAGTCGTTGAAGATTAAAGAATGCACAACCAAAAAGCTGTTTTATAAAAAATGGCTTTATAAAATTGTTCTCGAATGTGGAGGAATTAGTTCTCTCCACAGACGAGGCCTTGAGTATATTCAAACGGTAGAGCCAATTTACACTGGCTCTAGCCCTTGGCTTAAAAGCTCGACTCAAGCCATAGTAGCTAATAGAAAAAATTTAATTGAAATAGCTTCTAAATTAGAAGATATACTTGCTACTTTTCCTCATCAAATAAGGACTGAGGGAAAGAGTAGTGCTATATTCACTAACAGTGAAAAATTAATAAAAGAAATTTCTTCTCAATTAAAAAATTATGTTGTAGAGATACATCGCCCCGAAGGAGAGTCGCAGGCAGATTTCTTATTATCTAATAAAAATAAAGTATTATGTAAACAATTACCTTTAACTGGCTATAGATATAAGGTCTACTTTAAGAACGGAGAAATTAAAAAAGATTCTATGAATAGTTTCTTAAAATGGGCCAGCAAATTTCAAGATGGTAGGATACATATTCCTAACAGCACCAAAAGAATACTTGAAGGACTGACCTATCCCATAATGTATGGTAATTATTTCTATGCCAAAGATCAAAAAATAACTGCCATGGCTCTAATGGTTATGGGAGATTATTTGAGTAAGTCTGAAGAGTTTGTGTTAAAAAGCGAAGTGAACGCTTAAATATACTATTATGCCAGGAACCAGTAAAACATTGTTGTTTAGCACAGGAATAGATTCACTAGGTAATGAAACATCTAGAGAAGTAGATTCTAACGGTAACAAAATTAAGGGATCTTCCATCACTTATCCGCCTCAGACTCAAGGCTCTGTCACGTACTATAGTGAGCCAATAGAGGCCAGTGGGTATTTTAACGGCACTGGATTACATACCGTAACCTACTCACCTTGGTGGCAAGAAGGTGTTAATAACATCATTGTTATAAACAACTTCAGGGGTAGTGTTATCATGCAAGCTACCTTGGCTTCTTCCCCTACAAACAGTGACTGGTTTGATGTAACTAGTACCTACAGTGTATTCAATGACAATACTTACGGCAACGTTCTACACAATTTTCGAGGAAATTATACTTGGATACGTGCAAAAGTGGTCATAAATGCTGGTGTTTTGCGCGAAATCGCAGTCAATCACTAATTTCAATCCCTTAGGTTTTAAAATAAATACATGACGCAGAGCCGTCAAGCAGATTTGCGGCTATATGATCAGTAGAGAAAAATAATGAAATTACTTGAATTCTTCAGCAAACAAAACTCAGACGAAGATGATGCTAAAATCGAAGTAGATTTAGAAAAAGATCTTATGGGGTTTATTCTAGATGACGACGATCTTTATAAAGAGCACATTCTTCCCTTAATATCTAAACTTGAAAAAGGTAAAAAGGTTGAAGCTGAAGACTTTATGAAAGCAGTTAATCAAGGATGCTTGAAATTCTATAAAGAAAAAGACTTTAAAAAAGACCCTAACAAGATGTTCCCATTGAAGATGAGAAAGAAGATGGCAGGGAATTTATTAACTATCAATACCAAAGGCTCAAAAAAAGATGAAGATTCAAGAACTATTGACTGAGAGTATAATAAAACCAGATCTGCTGAATATGTTTCTTAAACATTGTTCAGAAGAATTAGGGTTAGAATCTTTACCTGAGATTAATTTAGTAGACGACAAACAGTACTCTATTGAGCACAAGTCCTTTGGTGGTTATCAACCAGGTGAACAATCAATTATTTTAGCAACAAAAGATAGACATCCTGTAGATATTTTTAGAACACTGGCGCACGAACTAACACACTATAAACAAGATTTAGAAGGACAGTTAGACAACGACGATGTTGGAAAAACTGGTAGTCCTCAGGAAAACGAAGCTAATGCAATGGCAGGAGTTATAATGCGTAACTTTGGGCAAAAGTTTCCAGAAGTTTTTGAATAAGGACTCACCATGCGTATTAAAGAGTTATTTGAAGGTGGATGGGATACGACATTAACACAAAATACTGTGTTAAAGCCTTCAATTGTGAGTCACGCATTAAAAATTGTTGATCAATTTGTAGTTGATTTTAATAACTATACCAAGTCTCAAGGCATTCCTTCAATAAAACGTGGTAGACCAACCGGCAGTAGTGCTTATCACGAAATCGATTCTAAAGAAAATCCGGATGTGATTTATGGGGATATTGATTTACAAATGATAGCCCCTATTCAACAAGGTATGAGCACTGCACAATTTAATAATTTTTGGAATAAATTAGCAGATGACTTTTCAAAATCTGGCAAGGTTAATTATATTGATACAACTGAAAGTAAACCTGGACATCCAATTTTTTCTTTAGGCAATGATCAATATGTACAAATAGATTTTATGTGGCATCCAGTTGAATTAGCAGACTGGGGAGCGGCACGAGTAACACCAGAACGAGGTGTTAAAGGTTTATTAATGGGAAATATGTTTAGTGTGTTGGGAGAATTACTTGATATGAGTATACAACACGCAGGAGTGCAATTAAAGGTAGTTGATAATCAACACGTACCATTTAGCAAACAAAAAGGCACACAAGTAGTAACAATTTCAATTAATCCAAAAACATTTGTATATGATATTTTCGCGTATGAAGCAAAGCAAATGGGTATTGAAAATCCTCAGGTAGATGTATTATTGAAACAATACCCAGGAACCAATAGAGAAGATGTTAAAATTGCAACGTTGGTAAATTCTGTTAAAGGATTTGCTAACAGTGTTGAAGCAAATGGTATGTTTGGCAAGGGAGACTTCGCTAACTTTACCGATGCACAAGATTTTTTAAATAAATTTTTAGCACGTTATGATGAAAAGGCGCAAATCGATATTGCAGGTAAGAAACGCGACAAAGCATCAACGCCAGATGCTATAGCACGTGCCAATGCAGATAGAGAAAAAATACAAAAAGGCCTAGATATGGTTAAGGGGTTATTTTAATGAGGGCAAAAGAATTTATTATAGAAGTATCAGAAAAGAAAATTACAAATAGACAAGGCCAATCGGCTGCTGGTATAAATTTGTACACTGATGCTGAAAGAAGGAATAGTGACTATGTGTCGTATCGTTTAGGTATGGCTGTTGCGTGTACTGACGGAACAAATGATCCTGATATGCCAGCAAAAAGTTGGTCTGATAAGAGCAAATCCACACATCCATATACACCACAAGAACAAGAAATGCTCAAAAAAGCCTATAAAGCTGTAGGAGCAAACTGGAGAGATTTAACGCACGGTGATATAAAAAGTAGAGAACTAAAAACTACAAACACAGTTAGTCCTGTGGCAAAAATTAAAAAGAACAAGTACGGTGTATAATGAAAATAATTGAACTATTAGAAAGCGGAAAAAGATTAGCCAAACAAGGCGTTGAGATTTCTCGAGTGGACAAAGATGCTTTCACAAAAGCCAAAGCAATTATCAAACCTATTCTTGATAAAGCTAAACTAATGTCTGGCTGGACTGCTGGCGGAGCGGGCAGTTTTGACCCAGACCACCCTTATGGTGGCGGTGGCAGAGATGATAGTGGCGATATTGACATCATGATAGATCCTCAAAATCTATTAAAAAGTTTTCCACCAGATGTTCAAGGATATAATACAGCAAGTCCCAAACCATTAGGCCCAAAAGCAATGGCTAACGCTATGGCAGATCCTGCTAAAAAATCTAGAATAGAATTAAGTGCAAGTAAATGGGCACTAGCAAATTACATGACTAGTAACGGATTACCTACTGATCCAGGAACATTAACTGTTGAATACACCGCGGATGGAAAAAGTTATTCAGTTGATTTAATTGTAAGACCTAAAGAATCTTGGGAACTACATTCACATGATTTCACAAGAGACCCTGGAATGAAAGGCGGGCAACTATTTACAGATGTCTATCCTACTTTAGTAAAATTAGCCAGTAAGTCTACGTTTGTAGATCCAAAGACAGGTGAAGAAAAAGGTAGTTTACAGTACAGTCCAGATAGAGGTTTGGTAGATAGAGAAACTAATCAAGTAGTTGCTATTAATAAAAATGACATTGCTAAAATATTATTAGGACCACAGGCAACAGCAAGAGACATGTCCAGTATTTCTGGAATTAGGGACGCACTTAAAAACGATCCTGCAAAACTGAGCCAAGTGTTCCCACAAAGTTAAAAATAAATACATATTATGAACTTATTTGAGCTGTTTAAACCTACTAAAAATATCATTATGGAAGGCATTGACCATCCAGAAGATCTCATTATCTCTCAAGGTAGTGCAGGTGCTGATAGAGTTTTAGCAGATTTAGCCAGTTTGCAAAAAGATCCAAGTACAGTAAGTGTAAAATGGGATGGATTTCCTGCTGTCGTCTTTGGTAGAGACAAGACTGGCAAACTTGTATTCATGGACAAACACATGTATGACAAAGTTGTCAACGGAAAACTGGAGTTCATGTCCATTAAAGATTATGACATTTCTAGAGAAGCTAATCGAAACAATCTTTGGGAAACAGAAAGTGCTCTACGTCCAACTTTAGACAAGTTAATACCAAATGTAAAAGATCAGTATTGGATGGGAGATTTGATGTGGACTGGTACCCCACCAACTAATGATGGCTACTTTGTTTTTAAACCAAATACTGTTGAGTATCGAGTTAAAATTGACGACACTCCAGGCAGGGGTAATACATTAAGTGACCAAATCGCTCGTAGTATTGGCGGCATTGCTGTACACACTTTTATTCCTGGGTTGGGTCAAACTGATCAACCGTTAATTGGTTTAAAAGGTTTGAAAGAAAATGAAGGCATAGTTTTCCTTGTAGGTGAAATGAAGGATAAACCAAAAGTCGGTATTAATCCTGAACTATTAAATCAAACCAAAAGTATTATTAACCAACACAGAGACGCTGTAGATAAATTTATCTCTGATCTAACTGCAATGAAAGGCAAGTCAGTTATCACAGCTATGGGACCGTTTATCACACGTATGCTTGAAGAAGATGATATATCAGGTAACATTGTTCCAAGATTTTTAGAATTTCTAAAAGAACGTTTAAATGATACAGCGCAAAACAAATTCTTAGGTACTAAAAAAGACGGTTGGTTATATCAAGAGCAAGGTGGTGGTCCTGGTCTATTAGGTATTTGGACCATGTGGGCCGCAATCACTGAATTAAAAAATCACATTAAACAACAGATTGATACACAACAACAGGGCAGTGAAATTATTGCTATCACTGACGGTGTTAATGCACACGAAGGTTATGTGTTTGGATCAGGTAAAGACAAATTAAAATTAATTGATCGTTTGGGATTTAGCCGTGCGAACTTTGCTAAACATCGTGTACCAGATGAAGAAATAGCTGCCAAGAGTCAAATGCCATTAG